ATCTATTCCTGCATTTATACTATCAGCACCTTTTAAACTTGGTCGTACATTCCAACCCATTCTACGTAGTTCTTCAATCAATCTAGGCTCTGCTGAATCAAAGTATATTGTTTGTCTTTCTATTCCAACTTCTTTCCATTTCTTATGAATGTCTATTGTAGTCATTTGAGTTTGATACAAATGTTCTTTAACATAAAGGTCATAGTCTTTTCTAAATACAGAAACTAAACTTGTAGGGTCATTGGTATATCCTGCATCTGCACCAAAGCTGATAAATTCTGCATCTTCAGGAATTTGATTAACCTCTACATAACTAAATATAGTTGATTTACTGATTCCCTTTATACCAAGTCCGTAGATTTGCCAATATTGTTCATCAGTATATTTTAGTCTTTCAATTTCTTCCTTAATGCTATCACTAAGGAAACTATTATCCAAATAAGTAGTAATGTTAAAATCGGCATCTTGTCTTGGTATTACCTTGTCATAAATCCAATGGTATTCATCTGATGGATTAAAGTCAAGAATTATTTTTTCATCTGTTCTAAATATTAATTGTTGCCAATCTTCATAGTCTAACTCATTGGCTTCATTTATAAATAGTAAGTTTCTTTTTCTACCTCTAACTTTTTGTGGTTGATCTAAAGAAATAAATTCTACAAGATTACCATTTATCTTGTATTCGTGATTTGATTTATTATGATTAGTTTCAAAGTAGCAATTATGTAATTTTAATATATCTAAAAAATCCCTCATTACAGATGCCCTAACTGATGGGAATGTTTTTCTACATATTGTTATTGTCTTTCCTGTATTCTTTAATGAATAATGAAATATAATATAAAGCAGGATATTGTACGTCTTGCCTGACCTTGTTCCACCTTGCTCTATTGATATCTTTTTATCAGACATTAAAAGGTGTTTAAAAACTACGTTAGTCTTTATTTTCAATTATCTCAATTTCAAAGTGTGATGGCATTCCGTCTGCTCCTGTTATTTCTTGTCTTTCTACATAACCCCTTTTCTTTCCTTTTGTCTTTAGATAAAAAATAGTTGCTGCAGTTGAATTTTCAGAAATCTGTTTATGTAATTGACTTTCTGCAAAGTCTAAAGCTACATTTTCTATTTCCTGTACTGCTATTGCAAACATTTCATCTTCCTTTAGCCATTTGTAATATGTGCTTCTTGGTATGTCTGCTTTCTTGCAAGCTACCGTAACAACTCCTAGACTTTGTTCTAGTGCTGCTAGTAATGATTCCTTTTTTATATGTCTACTTTCGTTCATATTATATTAAATATTTTTTTGTATATTGTCGTCTCAAATGCGATGGTAGTGTAAAAGTAACACATCTAGTATCCAACTAGAAGATGGCATTCAAATTGACCCCATCGCTCTATTTAATATCCCTGCGTTCTTGTAGGGATATTTTTTTACCTTTATACATTCCAGCACCTTTTTTGTCTATTTCTTCAAAATCTAATATTGGAATGTTTATAACACAAGATTTGTCTATTAAGTAAATATATCTAAGCATATTACCTTTTAATTTTTCTGATCCTTTTGGTATTCCTGCTCGACCACCTTGTTTTAAAATATTTTTTCCTTTAGTGTAAGTCATAGAAGCAACTATATTCCCATTGGGCAATTTTATAATAGAATTATTTTGTTTAATAGATGTTAAAACAAAACCACTTGCTCTATAAATAGTTCCGTCTCCGCATTGTGTTCCGTCAGCAAAAGATAAAATCCATTTTATTTGCGGTGCATTTTTTTTAATTAAACGAATACTAATCGCTATACATCTACTTTCAGAATATTTAGGCAAATAATTATCAAAAGCCATCCTATTAAGTTCAAGCATTTCATTCCAACCTGTATCATTAACCATAGATAATACTTTTGTTTTCATAAAAGGGCTACCATATTGCATAACTCCGTGCAACTTGTTATCTAAGAAACAACCAAAATGCAAAGTACTGTTTGGTACAACTTTTCCGCTATAATGGTTTAGCTTTACAAACTCATTAGCTATTTTACTAGGTATAACTTTAACTATTATTTCCTTTGCTCTGCCCATTGCGATATAATTAAATAAAGTGCGTTACCATTTGAATTTTCATTTCCAAAGGTTTCAACGTATTTGTACTCATCTGTCTTTTTTACATCTGCTATTGCGTTTTTTATTTGCTCTGCCTGTGCATCTGCTAAAGTGTATGTTTGTTGCTGAAAAGGTTCTTTGTCTCCGTTAGGTAAACTAAAATCATCGCTTGTTTCAATATCATCCATATTTTGCCAAGCATCTAAACCCCATTCTTCCAAGTCTGTGCTTCTCCATTCATTAGCTAGAACATCCCAATCCCATTCACCAAAACCTACATTGTCTTTAATAATGAATTCCTGTGCTTTTTTTTCATCCAAATCATCTGCCTGTATAATATAGACTTCTTTTAATCCTATTTCCTTACAAGCCTTGTAACGCATATTTCCACCTAAGATAATATTATCCTTATCAACCACTATTGGTCTAAGTGATAACATCTCAGGAAATTCCTTTACACTATTAACAAGTTTCTTAAACTTATGTTTGTTTATGAATCTAGGATTAGCATCATTTTCTTTTATAGATGATATACTAACCTTTTGTATTTTAGCTTTAATCATTGTATTAAATTTTCTCTAAGGTACAAAAAAATTATTTTCTGTATATTTTTGTAATTACTAATTGAAATATTCCAAAGTAAACAACAATGTCTTCCTCGTATATTTGTTCATCTTCAAAAGGGTAATGTCTGATACCAAACAAAACCCCTTTAAAAACTCCTGCTTTAATTTCATAACGTAATAATTCCATAGTAAATATTTCTATTATAACGTAATAAATTGCAAATCTGTTATTCCCAATCTTCAGGAAATAAAATTTTACCTATTTGCTTTCCTAATCCTGCTACTATTAAAGCAATCATTATCCAACCTAATGCTTCTACTATCATAATTTATTTATTTTAGTTCTTACCAATGCATACCCTCCATTGAGGTACTGCTTTCTATTACTTTACATTCATCTTTGTTTTTCCAATTCCAACTCTGTTTCCATAAACTTACCTTTTCAATTATTTCATTTAATTTATCCTTTGGTATGTCGTGCAATACATTCATAATTGGGTCATTCTTTACTTTATTTCTTAGATCTAAATACTTTCTTTCGAAGTTATCACATTTGCCCTGCAGGTAATGTATCTTATCTATTTCATCATAATTTAATTCACTTTTAAAATTAAAGGTATCTTCTATTTCTTGCAAAGATTTATTATACATTTTGTATGTTTCATAATTTTTTACTAAATGAATTACAGTTGCGTGATTCATAGTCTTACCCATTGATTCAAAGTAATATGCAATATTAGTCCATCTCATCCCTAGCTTTTCCCTAAGAATATAACAAACCAATGCCCTTAATTCTACATAGTTTCTTTGTCTAGTGTTTAAAAATATATCCACCCCTGTCATTTCAACTACACCCTCTGCTACTTTCTTATAATTTCTATCCATTTTTATTTCTTAAAATTTGTATTTCTCGTTCTAAATAATCTTTTGCTTTCAATAAGTCTCCTAGTTCGTCTTTCTTTTTTCCTGCTCTAACAATATACTTCAAGATATTACCCCTGTTAAAGTTAAGTGAGTAATCGTTACACACGTCTATAATATCATAATCTTTTCCGTTATCGTAATGTACTTGCGTTGCTTTCATTCAGTTAATAGTTTTAAAAGGTTATAACATTCAGAATACTTTTGTCTTGCTTTTCCCTTATATTCTTGTTTAAATAATTCGTACAGCTTTCTAGTATATTGGTATTTAGTTTGACAATCTGAATAATACTTTTCTGCAAACCTTTTACCTTTTCCCTTAAAGTAATTTACATTGTCTGCAGTATCTCCCATTATCATTTGCTCATAAAAATTATAAATAGCTTCATCTTCTGATATATCTAGTATTTCTTTGTGCTTGTAATGGTAGTTATACATCAGGCAAGGAAATTGTTTATAATCTTTATCTATTGAAACAATCATAACTTCATTTCTTCCTAATTCTTCAGATAACTTTTTCCAATACCTAGCAACCATATCATCTGTTTCAACACCATAACCATAAATAGAATCATATTGGTCTTTTACAAATTGATGCATTTCGTGTAATAATGGTGGTAGTTCCTGCTTCTTTCTGTTAGCTTTGTACTTCTTAGTAATTAGCTTTCTAAAGTTACCTTTTGACCCACTAAATGTAATTACCTTATCTATATTATAAAGTTCTTCTAAGTGGTTTACAATAGCCATATATTGTTCATCAAACTTACTTCTAGCATCAGCTATGTCTGTATAATACTTTTCATCCTCAGGGTGTTCTCGCTTCCTGTAACAACTTGCAAATATTAAACTATCTGCATCTACTAATAATATCATAATTCTGTTTTTTTACAATCCACAATAGCCACTATCACATTGGTTAAAATCATCATCAAACAGAACTAATTGTTTTAATGATTGTCTAATTTTATCATATGTAGGTCCTTGACCTGCTTTCCATCCTGCAGAACTATTAAAACTAGCTATTGCCTTTTTTTCTTTTTCAACAAACCAATTAAATTTATTTGGATGTCTTTCACTCATATGTTTTAGTAATAATTCATTTCTATGAAAACAACCTATACAATTATTCATATAAGCAAAACGAACATTTTTATCTTGCCAATAATTTTCAACCGTATCTTTAAATATATTATCCTCTATTAGAGGGAATTTAGGTATTTGATATGGTGTACTTTTCCACTTATTGTTTCCATTTTTGTGTTTGCCAACAATTATTTTTTGTTCCATAATACCATCAGAATTTAGTCTTGCAGTCATATTGTTTGCTCGCCTTTTTTCATTTGCTCTAAATCCAATCCTTGTTTCAACAACTTCACCAATATTTTTAACAATGAATTTTGCCATTGGTATTATTTTCATTTCAACAGTACATATCCTACGCATAACATTTGGAACATAGTGTTTGGTTTCACCATTTTTTTTGTGCCTTGTTGTTAAGTCATCAAAATCAAACTCATTGATCCAATTTATTTTTCTACCAATGTGTTGTTCTAAATCCAACATCGTATGTATTATTGCATCTTCCTCTAATGTTCCTATAAATTCTCGACCTATTTTATCAGAAACAATTTGACGTAATTTTTTATCGGGATAAAGGCAATTTTTATCATTCGTTGTTACTAGACAGAATAAATTGTAGTCTGCTGGATAATTTGCAGCAATATAACTTGATGTTTTTCCACCACTCAAACTATTTACTGTTTTCATAATATATCCTGTATTGCTCCCTCGATATACATTATCGCATTCTGACAAGTGTTATCTTCTAGTTCCCCATTTTCAATATCTTCTAAAGCATTTATATAAATATACCTTATTTGCCTTTCTAACATAGGAAACTCTGCTATTGACTTCATACAATGCCTAGCTAAATCCCCAATGTTTATAGTTGTTTTTTTCTGCTTCATAATTCTTTTAATTCTTCTTTAATTAAATCTAGATACATTTCCTGCATCTTTTTATTTTCCTTTATAACTTGATTAATAATAAAAGGCAAGTCTTTAATTAATTGGTCTGTATTATACACTACCCAATTATCTTCCCCATATCCGATATGCAATTCTCCGTCTTGGCAATAAAGGTGATTTGTTTCGTGTATGTATGTAGTTTTACTGTCTGTCATATTGTGATAAATTTATTTGTAAGTAATTTCTTAAATCTGAATTTTCTATTATTCTAAACTTGATTGTAATATCAGTTATAGATTGGTCTTTTTCTGTATGGGATTCGATTGATTTTTTAACCTCACCCCAAAGTGCTTCATTTACTTTCATTTAATTAAAGTTAAATCTAATTCTTTAGCTACATAGTTGATATGCTTTTGCGTAGTCATAGACCAATAACCTAATTGGTGTAATTTACTTCCGTCAATTCTTGCTACTATTGTTGAATAACTCCAAACGTTATTTCCTTGAATTGATAAATTTTGCTTGTACTTTGGTAATTTATACATCTGTTCTGTTTTTAATATATTTAAATTGTTAATTATTCTTCTTCCCAATATGCAGTGTAGTAAGCATATTCTTGTTCTTCGCCCTCAGTTAATTTATACATACTTTCTTCTTCATCTTCTTCATTTTCTAAATTTTCCAAAGCCATTATACAATGCTCTAATTTTTCTATGTCATCCCAAAATACTTGACCATCTTGAAACTTAATATTCCCTAGAGTTGTTTTTAACCTTTCTTTTACTGATTTAATTGAATCTTCAACTAATAAATTTGAATGTTTTGTTGCCATCTGTTCTGTTTTTTAAATTAAACTTAAACAAATATAAACAAAAAAGTTAATTAACAAAAAAATTTAATAACTATTTTTAAGAAATATTAATATTTATTATACTAGCATCATTTTCTTCTAGTAAATAAACATCTTTAAGAAGCCTTTTTTTT